AAACACCGACTGAAAGCGCTGTCAGATTGACGCCATCCAGCGTGAGGTCCGAGAACCCGGCCCGGTCGCCGCCGATGGTTACAACGTTCGCGCCGGTCTGAGATTGAAGCGTGGTCGCACCGCGCCCCGCCCCGCAGAGAACAACGCCCTCGGGGAGGGTCAGTTGCGTGAACGGGAATGTGCCTGCCGGGAGCAGAACGCACCCGCCACTGTTCGATGCGACCGCACCGATAGCAACCGTCAGCGTCGTGGTGTTTGTAGCGGTGTCGGTCGCGTCCAGTGCCCCGTAATCCTCGGCGTGAACCACCCGGGCGAACATGTCATCCAGATCAGTCGCCACCGAGCGGCCGGTCGGCGTCACTTCGGCATTCGAGGCGTCTTGATCGGCGAGGCTCACCACGGGAACGCGGCTTACGCCGGTCTGGTCTGCCGAATCGATATCCGCCGTGTAATCGCTACTGGTGTAGATCGGGACGGAGAACTTTCCGTAGGTGATTCCATTGACGGTTTTGGTCGAGAGCGTCTGCGGATTGGCGACCGCAACCGTTAGGCCAGTGTCGCTGAACAAACTGGCGAGCGTTGTCGTGCCCGCGATGTACACGCGCACCGTCGCCGCGCCATAGCCCGGGCGCCAGGTGTCGAACTCCGATACCCGCTGATACGACATATCAGGCGCCGATCCGGTTGACGTGGCCGGACAACATGATCACGCCGGCTGCTGCTGCGAATGCCTTCAACACCAGTGAATTGGTGATGGGGATGCCTGGCACGACGATAAAAAGCCCGGACTGCGCCGAGATAGTTTCTTCGAGTAGCAGGTCATCGGGATCAGTCAGGTCGGCATACCCCAGCGTCAGGAGCCTGTCGGTCCCGTCGAGGTTTTGCGCCCAAAGCCAGACCTCATCATTTGCCGATGCGTCCGCTGTATGAACAGTGACAGCGCCTCCCGCATTGGTGCCGGTCACCTTGATTGGCAGGCCGTCGGTGGACCCGCTAAGAAGGGTGTGAGTGTATGTAGACATGAATCAGCCTTCCAAGTTTGTGTCAGCAGGCCGGTGGGCCAAACTTTCGAACGAATTACAGATATTCGACAATCAGTACCGTCAAAGGCATCACAACCGCTTTCGGCGAAACACGGTCAAATCGCCCTGAGCCTTAAACGTGCTGCCACCTGAAAATAAAAACTGAAGGCCATTTACGGCAGTAGCGGCTTTGAGTGCGCCACCGCCGTTAGCCCCGGCAGAAGCGGCGCTCCCATCTTTATAGAAACCATTCCATATAAGTGCCGCTCCCTCAGATGTGCCGCCTGGATTGATCAGCGTCAAACCGAATGTAGAGGTACTGTTTGCGTCGTTACCGAGGACGTTGCCACCGCTGAGGCTGATGAAAGTGGCGCTATCATTGACTTGATTACCGCCCGTTACCTGAGCGCCAAAGTTGTAGGCCCCAGCGGTGGCGATATAGGTGCTGCCGCCATCCGTAGAGAACCGTGCATAAATTGCCTCAAGATCGGTCGTAGGGCAGAATGACTCAAGGGAAATGATGTAGTCGTATCCAGCGGCTATCGCATGATCGATGTCCCCGCCAGACGAAATATCGTATGCCGCCTGCGTGCTAAGTGCGACAGTCCCCACATATTCCAGAGATCCCGGCGAAATAGCAGCAATAGCGGCGTCGACATACGCCTTGATCGCCTGCTGGGTTGAAATAGCCGTCTCACTGTCGGAGGCCATATCGTCTTCATCGAGAATAGCGGCGGTCACAATGGCGGCGTCGTAGGCCTGTACATTTGAACCTATCGCAAGACCGAGGTTCGACCGTGCCGCGGTGGGGGTCGTCGCCCCGGTGCCGCCCATAGAGATTGGCAGAGGGATCGATTTAATGAAGCGCATGATAACGCCCATCGCAGACGTCGCCCGCGCCGCTGCGGCCTGTGTCTCGCCCACATCCGCTTCGCTCGCCGGCACCCGGACGATTCCGGTGTCGTGATCGGTGAAAGACAGACTGGACGCCGTGCAAACGACATCGACCTCGACATAGACGGCCTGCGCGAATTTGCCTTCTGAATCGAGCGTGTTCGGGTTGGCGAGGGTTCCGGTCCCGGTAATGCCGGAATACAGCGTGGCCAGGGTCGCCGTTTTGACGCCGGCCGAAACGGTAAAGACCGATATCGACGCGCCAGCGTAGAGAGGGTTTACTAGTTCAAAATCGGGAATTTTTATCCGTATAGCCACGCTCAAACCTCCAATGACTCGACGATGAACTCATCGTCGTGCTGCTGATCTTCGAAACCCTCTAAATCGGCCTTTGCGCTGAGGTGTTGGCGCTCGTAATCCTGCACTTCGTTGATCGGCAGGCGGCGCACCGGACCCCGGCCTACGTCAGCCGCTACGCCATAAATCAGACAACGTTGCCAGGCTGCGCGGAGCAGCGTTGTTCTCTCGCCACTTTTCAAGGTGCCGGGGCTGACGTCCGGTGCAAACCGCTGGACGGTGAGCTCGACGGAATACCCGGTGGTCCCCACAACGGGGTAAATCAGCATGGTCGGCTCTATGTTCCGATCGATGTAGATTTCGACCGGCATGCCCGATTGGGTGGGCTTCGTATGCTCCTGGTACGTTTCGCGGGAGATAATGGTGAGAGGCGTCTTGTTACCCGAAGCATCGGACAGCACGGCCTCCAACGGAAACTGAATGCCGTCATCCGGCGCCGTCGTGCCGAGCGCGTCCAATATGTCGTATGCGGCAGTGTCAGCCGTGAGCGGGATCGACAGAGACCGGGACACAAGCCATTGGCGCGGCAATGTCCCGGCTATCTCTGCCAAGCGCAGGTCAAGCCAGGTCAGCGCGCGCGCGAGGTGCTGCGGTTCGGCAGCGGTATCGTTCTCCGAATAGGCGCCAATAACCTGAAGCGACTGTTCACAGAGTTCCCGCGCGCTGAGAAGGCGTGACATTCAGATCATGCCCCTTCGAAGAACTTGTCGCGGGCTGACCCGTCCATCGCTTCCGGATCCGCGTTTTTCTCGACCTTGTTCCGGTCGCGCAGCGCTGCTTCATGCAGGAACGAAATCAGGACATCGCGTTTCGTGTTTGTCTTGAACTTCTCACCGCCGGGCTGTGACGCGGCCCGCTGATACAGGGACTCGACCTTCAGTTCGTCGAGATTGGCGACCACTTCGTCGGCGGCCAGCTTCAGGCGGTCGTTTGCATCCACCGCCGGTGCGGGCATGACACGCGCGCCGTCCGGTGATTCCTTCGTAACGATAAAGGATTCGTGGTTCGAAAACTTCATCGCAATCGCATAGGGCAGCTCGAGCGCGACGTTGTGCGTGAAGGTGAAGGACTCAAGCTTCCCGTCAATCAACTGCTGATGGGTGCGCTTGCTCACCTCGGGCGTGGCCGTCGTGTCGAGAACAAATGCCGTGGGGCCTCTCGTCGCCGGGGTTGCTTCTGCCGGCTGATCTTCGGCGGACGGGGTTTCTGCGTCTTTGGGGGCTGTGGCGTTCATGGATCAAATTCCTTGGTTTGAGAAAACGGAGTTGGGCCGGGAGTTTCCCCCCGGCCCAGTTCGTTACGCGGCCAGCATGTACGGCAGGGCAATGAAGCCCGCCGCCGTGTCTGTGCCCGCCGAGGTGGTCAGGGTGATCGCCTTCGCGGCGGAGACATGTGCCTCCAAGGCCAGATCGCCAGCATTGGCGGAGTCCTGGGTCACGAGGAGGGCGCCCATCGTATCGGAGCCGTTCGCGACCGTGGCTTTGACAACGCCCACGGCTGCGAGCGACAGACCGTCGATGAAGCCATCGGCATCACCGGAGTCGCTCGAGAGCGTGCCGACGTCGACCGTTTCCGTCGCATCCAAGGTGAGGACACGAATAGCGACCGACGGCAGCATGAGCGCGTTCGCCGGTTCGGTGAAGCCGGTGGCCGTCTCGGTGTTGGCCGTCACATCCGCTGCAGAGAACGGGATGAGCATGACCTGCTGCATCTGGCCCTGGTCGATAGAGAGCGCATTGTTGCCGGAGGGTTTCACGCCCGCCAGTTTGAATGCGTGACCGTTGGGACCGATGCCATACAGATCCACGGACGAAACGCTGTCCGCCGTCCAGAACTCGATTTTGCCCGTAGTGAGCGCGACCGGGTTGTTGGACGTGGCCTGAGCGCCGGCTTTCGTAATGGCGACAGCGATCTTTGCGGCACCGCCGGCGACTGCGACGTAGCAGACCCCGCCAGTATCGATGATCGCAGCGCCGTCTCGGTGATCCTGAAGCTGGATCGAGTAGTGCTTCGACATGTGGTTTCCTTCCTGGCCTGGCGCTTAGGCCGCGGCTGCGGTTTTGACGGAGATCACACCGAAATCTTCGGTGGTATTGCCATCGTGGATGGACGGGAACTGCGGCTTCAGCATTCCGATCTTGCGACCGGCGCCGAAAGCGGGGCGGTTTCCGTAGTCTTTGTTGTCGGATTCGCGCGTGAACACGTCACCGATGGTGGCAAACCCGCCCGCCTGAGCGCCGAGCAACAGGGCCTGAGCGCCGTCAACGGTATTGCCGGCACCCCATTTGGCGGAGCCGGACACCGCATCGAGGGTGTTGTAGACCTTGTTGTGGACGTGGATCGCGACACCGCCGACAACCGCCTGTGCATTCGTGAACAGGGGGTTTTTCGTCTGAGGTGCTTTCGACCGGGAGTAGAGCGTCTGGAACGTATTGTCGGTTTCCAGGTCGCGCTGCTGTTCGGTCGAAATGACCAGCGCCGCAAAGCCTTTGCCCATCGCGCGGATAGGTTTCATGCGTTTGCGGTTGAAGGCCGTGCGAGCCTTGATGACGGTATTCCACGTCATCTTGTCCGCAGTGGTCAGCGTCCCTTCGGACGTGGCTGATCCGGCATGGACGATACGGTTGGTCGACGCAGCCACGACATCGGCAGCAAAGGAAAGCTGCGTCATCTGGGATGCTCCGCGCGCCGCACCGTTCACAGTGAGCGAGAATGCGCGACCGGATTCAACCAGCCACATCATTTCGTCCAGCTTCTCCGACATCCACCAGGACAGCTTGCCCTTTGCAGTGGCGCGGAACCGAACGACAGTGGCCTGCTCGGCCATTTCGCCCTTCGACCGGAAAGCATGGCGAAGCTGATCGACACGGATAACCTGCGTGTCGTTCACCAGCGCCTCTTCGTTGCCTTCCAGCATGTTGTCGCCGGCAACGCCGTCGCTGGACGGATCCTGCACGAGCTGCATGACGCATTCGGTGCCACGATCCGTGGCGGTGAGGTGGGTAATCCGGTGGATGACCGAATTCATATCGGAATCGTTCTTCCCGATGAATCCGTTCGCGAACCAGAAGTTGTTGTCGCGGCCGTCCTGCCAGATTTCCGCCGACCAGACTCGTTTCTGGGCGTCGGTGGCAGCGCCGAAATCGGTATCAGCCATAGTTAGTGCCTTTCGTGGGGTTAAGAAGAATTTGAAAAGCGGTCGCGAACCGATGCGGGCAGGGCCATGATTTCTTCATCACCCAACTGCACGAATTCCTGTGCAGTCATTTCGCCTTGCGTCGCGCCGCCTCCGAGGCCGCTCGTGTCGACCGGATGCCGTTGGGCGTCGTCCAGCTTCTCTTGACGTTGCTGGGCGGTAGCCGTCTTCGGTCCGAGCTGCTGCGTTTCGGCTGCTGGCTGCTCTACCTTGGTGATATCGGCGAGGGTTTTGCCGGTGAACACAGGACCGTATTTGTCCGTGAGTTCAGCCATACGGGTCTGCAGAGCCATGATGTCGCGGCCGGCACCGGTAAGTGGTCGCCCAATCTCTTCGGCGAGAACGGTGCGGGCCTCGGTCTCAATCAAATCCCATTGCGGATCGGTAAAATGATCTGCAAAAGGATGCTTTGACGCCAAGTCTTCGGCGTGCATGTCGAGAACCATGTTGTCGCTGGCCGCTCCGGGTTGTGCGCCCTGATTGGCCGTCCGATGTCCGTCAATGCGGGCTTCGGCCTCCATTTCCGCCGTTTTAAGGTCGGAGTAAGAGATTTCGCCGTCGTCGAATTGCTTCGCGAGATCGACAATCTTCTGTCTCTCTGCCGCGATAGGGTCTTCGATTACGGTTGGCGACTGGTCTGCGGCGGGGCCCGTTGCGGGTGCTCCGGCCTCAAGCTTGCCCGTCAGATATGCGACCTGCTGCTGCAGGGTGGTGTTCGCTTCCTGGGTTTCACGGAACTTGCCGTTTACCTCATTGAATCGAACCAGCGGCACCGTGGGCATATCGCCTTCGGGTGCAGCTTCCGCATTAGATGTGCCAGCGGCTTCCGCCTTTACGGCATCGTCCTTCTGGCCATCTTCGGGCTTGCTCTCGTTCTGCTCTGCTTTGTCCTGGCCGGGTTCTGATGCTGCAGGGTCTTCCCCGCCTTCATCGTCGTCCGTGCCGTTCAATTCGGCATGGGCGGCTTTGAAAGCGATCGTGTCTACATCATCGTCATTCGACCATTCCTCTACTGGTCCCGTTACATCAGGCCCTTTCGGATCTGGGTTTAGGACAGTGGTATCAGTCGGTTCAACAGCTTTATCAGCCATGTTCGTCATCCTTTGTTTCGCTTGGATTAGCGGCAGCGCCCTTATCGGTGGCGGCCCGAAGTTCGCCCGTACCCCGGCGGCGGGGACCAGAAATCTGGTCAAAACAAAGCCGCCCACGGTTGCCCGGGACGGCTCTGAAACTCGGTATGTCAGCGTCTAGCTGGCGACAGACACTCTCAATTCATTGTCTCGCCGGCGCCCACGATGTTGCCCATTTCGGGGGCCACACGTTCTTTGCCGGATGGTGCGTGCTCGCCCTGAGCCCGCTTGTATTTCTGTGCAGCAGACGGCGCGAGAACATCGCGCATCGCCCAATTCCATTTTCCCCACGCCTCCTCACAGGCATCGGCCCAATGGGCCAGCCCGGATTCCTGCAGGCGCCAGAGCGGCTCAACGATATCGATCGAGAACTGAGGGTCTCCATCTTCGTCGATCCACAGCATGACAAACCGCTTGAAGCGCACGGAACCGAGATCATCGAAAGCATCGAACGTCAGACCGGCGATCAGCGCGTCGTCAGGGTGCGTCATCAGAACGACCCAAGCGCCGTCGTGGTGGCAGTCGTCGTTGGCCTTGAGCAGCAGATCATGCCCGATCTGGCGGCAATTGGGATTAACCGGTTTCCCGCCGAAATCGTTGTCCATCAGCTCCACGACCTCACCGTTCGAGCGGCGCATCATGACGGCATAGCGGCCGGGCCCGTTCTCGAATGAGGCCTCTTCGGCGAATCTCTTCCACATCACGGGTGTAATAAGCAGATCGTCGTTGAGCGTCGTTTTCCTGGCCATCTATCCCCCCACTGGTATTGCGTTGCCGCCTGGTATCCCGCCCGCCTGGGCGAGGCGTTCGGCCTCGTCCTGAGCGGCCTTTTGCTCTGCGACCTGCTGGAACACGGCGAGCCAGCGATCCTTCTGAGGCAGAGAGGACATTTCGACCAGAAGTTCCGGCGCCTGCTGGATGATCATTTCACCGGCCGGGCCGAGGCGTTCGATAATCGTGAGTGCTTCTTCGAACTGTGCGTGAGCGAACGTCGCGGAAGAGGGCGTTTCGTCTATCGAAATCGTGTACTTGCCGAGCGTGATGTCGTTCAAACGGGACAGCGCACCGGTCATTGGATCGGTCTGCTCCTGATTGATCCACGTCTCGACCATCTTGCCGTCTTCGCCCGCGATCCGGATAAGGCGCGGCTCACGGTAATGTTTCTGCACGATGTTCATCTGCTTGCGACCGAACAGCGATTTCGTCCGGTTGCGGTTGTCCTGGAACAACTGCATGCCGAGCAATGCCTGCTTCTGCCGGGCTTCGACCGCGCGTCCCGACTGAACCCTGTCTAGTTCGCCAGTGGCGGAATCGTTCATGCCCATGATGAGCTTGATTTCGTCCTGGCCCATCTGGTTGGCCCGTTCCAGCCCGGCGGGCCACGGCGCGGGGTTGATCGTCTCCGGCTCGCCCTTCTCAGGGTCGTATTCCAGAATGAGCCCGGGCGATGATCCGTTCTTCACGAGGCGGTTTTTGTTTGTTGCGTCGAGCGAGCCCTTCGGCACCTTCCAGCCACCGCCGGCCATGCGAGAGCGATAGTTCATCATTGAGGAGCGTGTGCGGTTTACCTCGCGTTGCGGGTCCAGCAGATCCTCGACGACGCCCTTGGTCTTACCGCGGCGGAAATACGGGAAATACGGCGTCAGCGAATATGTGTCGTAGGGCGACCAGTCGTCATAGACCACCATGTCGCCGATCATCGTTGTCCACCGAACCCGCTTCACAAGCCTGCGGTCAATCGACAGCGGATTGTCGCGCTGCTGGGCGTAGAGAAGAACCTTCTGTATCTTCTCCTTGTCCCAGTGTTCCGGGATCGGCTCGCGGTCGCCGGTTTCCAAGTCGATGAAGACGTCGCGCCATTCGGTAATCTGGTGCTGGAAGTCGAGCACCTTGATCGTTTTCCGATGCGTATCGGCGAAATGCCCCATGTTCTGATTGAATGCGTCCCAATATGCCGGGCTGCCCTCGTCGTTATTGCCGAAATACCTGACCGGCGTGATGTCGTCGCCTTCCGCACCGTCCAGCATGATCGGCGAGGACGGTGTCTGCCCCATGACGAAGGGCCTTACCATCGCAGCGGCGGGCTTGCCCCAGACGGCCTCAACCTCATCGATCGAGACCCAGTTATCTACAGCGATATACGAACAGGATTTGTTCAGGTCGTATGTGTTTCCGTCGGGATCCAGCTTCACAGAGAACGGGTCTTGCGCCCGGATGTTGACTTCGCCGAAATCGTTCTCCTCGAACGACAGGCGTTGATCGTAAAAGCCGCGGCCGGTCAGCAATCCGTCAAGCGTCACTTCGGTATCGGTGAAGGCCAGCTCGTTCATATCGGCGATCTGTTTGAACACCTTCGTCAGGGCTTCCGCTGTCTGCTGGGTGCCAGGTCCGTCATAAGAGGGCAGGGCGGCCACGTCGGTCTTGTTCGATGTGAAATGGCCCATCACGAGATTGATGAGCGGCCAAATCTTGTTGATCGTCAGGGTAGGGCGCTTCTGTCTCGCGAGCTCTCTCAACTGCGCTTCGGTCCACTGCCGGCCCTCGTAGAAATCGACAGCTTCCTTGGCGATAGTGGCCCACTGTTCATGGGCACTCGACGCACGGGCCCACCTTTCGGCGTGCAATAGAACCTTTTGAGTGTCCTGTTTCGGTAGCTTTTTGGGCGGCAGGGGGCCGTATGGCACGGGCGATTATTCCCCGCCGTACCAGCAAATCGATAGCGTCGGTGTCGCCGCCGCGATAATGCCTATCGTCGTGACATTTTCGACGTCCCATACCGTCGGGTTGAGTTCCTGCCCGGAACCGTCCGTGACATCCGAGGCAGGCACCGCGACATTACTGGAACCATCGTCCGCTTTGGCGAAGAAGTCTGCCGTTGCCGAGAAGATGGCCACCTTCGCGCCGGCCGGAACTGTGATGGATTCCCGCGTCGCCGCTGCGAGAACATGGTTCGTTACGTAGGTTACGGGTGGGCGGGCGTAAGTATCGCCTCCGCCATGTGCCGTGCGATGTGACAGGCTAGTGAGATTAGGCATAAATCGACCTTTCAGCGTTATATTTGGTCATTCGTCGCGACGCCGAGCCGCGTTGTACATATTTCGCCGTATGAAATTGAGAGGCGGGATGTCGTGCAACATCCGCAGTTTCCAGCGCCGTTCGCCATCGCCGCCTGTGCTTATCCACTGGGCTGCATATGTGATCGTCGCGGCGATAATGTCGATCAGCTCCGACGCCAGCACAGAGATAGCCTGACCGGCGTATGCAAAGCTGCCTGCCGTCACAACAATCGCCTCGTCGGCAACCACGGTCACAGCCTGGGGCGTGTACGCTGCTGACGCTGCCGCGATGTCGACCTCGGCACTCACCGCCACGCCCTGCCCGGAATAGGCCATCGCCCCCGCTGCGACATCCACTGAGGCCGACGCGAGCACCGCCTGACCGGCATAGGTGGCAGTGGCGGCGTCCATAGCGACCGATTCATTGGCGATAACGGTGATCGACTTCCCGGCGTAGGCCATCACTGCGGCGACTATGGCGATGACTTCGCCGCTCGCCTCCGCAAACTGCACCACGCAATAGGCAAAATTCACGTCGCCTGCTGTCGTGCGGCGGACGAAAGTCGCGCCCGCGCCGTCCGTGTCTAGCTGGCGTCGTACATAATAATCATTGCCATGTATCTGATTGGTTAGGTACTGGTTTCCATACTGCCCCCACCCTCCGCATATTGCAGATATCTCGTCATCCACCGCAGTAAATGATATGGCACTTGCGGGTGCCGTGTCGGTTGAGGCAATCTGCCCTGTGCCCTCGGTCGTGTCCCCATCACCTACAAATTGAGCGACGGTGACATAACTACTGAAGCCCAATGCCTGTGTGCCCTGCGTTGAACGCTGAAAGCCGACTTCAGTTGTGCTGTTCCACGTTTCTCGCACACCGGCTTTGTATTGCGCGTCACCTTTGGTTTCCCCGCGCTTGAGGATAAACCTGTTGCCTGCGTCATAGGTTTCGACCGTCGCGGCTGTCGTTAAACCTTCGCCTGCTCCAGCCACCCAGTTGACCGCAGACAGGTGTTCCACGGCAAGGTATGTAGATTTGAACTCCACCACCGCGATAGACGCCTGATATATGTTTGACGTTGGAGTGCTGCCAAAATCGATGTCAAGTTCCGTACCAGCACCGTTCAGTGTGGCGTGGTCGTATAACAGTGGGTGCCCTGAGGAACTCGTGGTTGACTTCCACCCCTGCATGAAGATCAACGTATGATCCGGATCAACTGTCGCGGTAAGGGTGATTGTGTGCGGATTAGCGGTGGGGTTAATCTCGTAATGACGAACGCCGTCTTCAAGCACCCCCGCATCAAATTCGAGAACCTGAAGCTCTATAGTCAGGTCTGCGGTGAAGGCGGTCGAACCTTTTTCAAAGGTCACATGCGTTCTGGCCGCTGCGGTACCGCCCGTAAATGTAGCCTTGACCCGATCACGGTTCGTGCGGGTTGCTGTAAGCCCGGAACTAAGCGAGAAGATGATTACAGAGTTGTCTTCATCGACCGTGGAACTGAGCGCATGAGTGCCCGATAGAGATGCCGCCGGTAACGTGTATGAGCCGCGTTGAACGGCTACATTGGGCATTCTACTGCCAGACAGTCAGGGACAGCGGGGCCAATACCCGGAATGTCTCGTTACTCGCGATTTCTAAGTCGCCCGTGTTTTCGAACGCCAACCCTCGCGTGGCAACGCCTGCGGAAAACACGCCTTTAACGATGAGGACTTTGCCCGCGAATGGCAGACGGAATAGCATCTCCCCGTCAAATCCTGTGTTCACAGTCTCGTCTTCATTCAGAAGGGACACCGTGAACGTCACCAGATTGGCCGCCGTAGCCGCAGACAGGGTTACCGCCGCTTCCACGTCCGCCTTATTCGCTGTGACACTGAGAAGTGGGCGCGTCTCTGCGGGTTTACTCGGAGTGCCATCGTCCGCAATCAGGATCGCGCCCGGCTGCGCGTCAGCTTCCATCTCGTGTTCAAGCGTTTTGTACGCGCTGAGAATGGCGTCCGTCGCTGTTATATATTTGATGGTGGACGTATCGGCAGGCTTACCCGAACCGGAACCTGTCCCGGCGAACACACCTGATGATATATTTTTGGCTATCCAGGGCATGCGATCAGACCTGAAGAATGCCGGTCGCGGCGCTGCCATCCAGCGTGAGCGCGCCGGCCACGTTGCCCTTATCCGCCCCCAGATCCATCGACATGATGATGACAGATGTCCCCGGCGTGCCGGTGTCCTTGTACCAGTAAGCGTACCGCGCATCTGCGAACCCAGAGGCGTGCTGCGCGAATACAATGTCATCATGGCCCATTTCAACGGTGTCACCGTCGAGCGCGATGGAAGGGTTGGCGATGGCCGGGCCTTCCGCGGTGTAGTTGGTGCCGCTGACTTCGTTCGCGCTCACATCATCAATGAATTGCTGCGTGGTGACGTTGGGGGCGGCCGTGTCATCGACCAGCATGACGCGGATGCTGTCGGTGTCCCAATCGACCGGCGCGGTGCCGTCGTGCTGCTGGAGTTTGTAGGTGGAGTGAACCGCTGGTGTCGGCATTGGCTACGCTCCCGGCTTTGAGACGGCGAGGTCAGTAAGAGCTTTCCACCAATCGCGTTGGGCGACGGCCTTGTCATACCGGGCCTTGCTTTTTTCATCCCTCGCACCCTCATTGGTCATCATGACCTTCTCCCAACGGAGCACCAGAGCGGGAGCCTGCCCGAGCTTGCGCTGGTCAACATCACCGCCTTCGATCACGGCGATCTCCTGCGGCTTGTGGGACGCTTTTCCGAAAAGTCTTTCAAGCATGCTGTCTCTTTTCTATTCGGCTGCTACGGGTCAGGCCGTCGACGACTATCAGGTCGCCGATATTTTCCAGTTGGCCGCCGCCGACCCGTGCGCGATATACCAGTCGTCATTCGACGTATCGTGGCAAACCTGCCCGACGTGGTTCGGCGTGATGTTGCCGGACGGATCGCCCGCGTATTCGGCGTGAACGATCAGCGCCTTGAGCTCGTCGCGGTTATCCATGCCACCGCCGATGACCTGATCGAACTTCGTTTCTGTGCAGCTCATAATCTCGATTCCTTGTGTTTAGAATTATTCCAAGAAGTCATGGCGCCATGACCTTTGGGGTCAGGCAGTCATCCAGTCGTCGCCCTCGTTCTGAAACTCATCAGCCCAATCGGGCATGCCGGTCGACGTGGTTTCGATGGGCCATTCAACGCCAAGATCGGGGTCCAGTATCCGTGCCTCGCAATCGAGCATGTCGTCATGCTTCGACACCGGGAACGGCTCGTACTCTTCCTGGACAAAGGCCCGGGTGAGATCGACCATCTGGTCTTCGTAGTTTTTCTTGAGGCAGGATTCCATCATGTACATCCGGCCCTCTTCGTAGACCGGCACCAGTTTCAGGATGCGGTCTTCTTTCGCCAGGCTGCCGCCGAGCTCCACGATATCGAACCTGTAATTGATCAGGTCCATTTGGAACTCCATGTGCTCGATGTCCGCCTGCAGGCCATAGGACTCGTACCCAACCTTGATCGGCTTCCACTTCTTGTGGAGGTCGAACAGGGTCTTTGCCCGCTCTGTCAGGCTGAGACGGTCGCGCACGACGTCCAGCTTGTAATAATTCTTGTCGGCACCCAGCCCGATAACCCACATCACCGTGTAGTCGCTCGTCTTCTTCTTCTTCGAAGCCGGGTCGACCACGATGTAAACGTTCAGGTTCGACGCATGCTGCGCCGACCAGTATTTGAGCCACTCGGTCCGGAACCCCATCGCCTTGTCGGCGGACGGATTTTGAAGCATTTGACAGGCAAAAGTGAATGGGCCTTGCGCGATACGCCTCTGCTTCAGGAACTCCACCGAGCGGAACACAACGTTTTCTTCGGTGATCCGGTCGGTGCCGTCATGGGTGGCGGGGTATATCCGGGGGATAGCCGCGCCGCGGTCTATGATCGTCTGGTAGGTGTCGAAGGCGTGGTAGCGGGTGCCGATGATGCGGACCTTGCCGCCCTCGGTGCCGATGTTGGTCGACAGCTCCCAGCGCGTCGTGACCTTCTCGATCATCGCCGGCGAAACAAAATCCTCCGTCACCACATCATCGTAGATCAACCGGCTGAAGTGAGGGCCGGTCGGCAGCCCGTCGATCAGGCCGTATGCCTCGATCGTTTGCTCTTTCGGGTTTCCCTTACGTCTGACGGTGATCCCGTCGTCTTCGCTCCACTTTGGCGCGTCCTTCTTCGGGTTTGCCCAGAGGATATCGGGGTAAAGCGCCTTCAGATCCCCGTTGTCCTCGAACTCGTTCTTTATCTGAACGAGAAACTTCTTCGCGGTCGGCCGGTTCACCGACAGAAAGCCGAACGTCAATTCCGGGTCGTTCAGGATGTCCTGAATCGTCAGCCCGAATGTAATGATTGTCGAGTTGTGAGTCGGCACCATCGAATCGCCTGTCAGATAAAGCCCGTCTTCTCTATCAACCTGGATACACCGCATAGGGACAGACGGCACCTTCCGGCACGCCACGATATAGCGCCGTGGGTTTGATCTCTTCCCATCATTACAACGCGCGAGTTTGCGCTTTATGCGAAACGGTGGAAATTCCTTATAGGCCTGGAACGATACCTGCCAAAAAGGATATGGCTTGTCCTTGTATGAACCGACGTGGCGTCGTCTGCGAGGCTTTAAGCCAAGGGTGTTCGCAAGTTCGCAAAAGCCATCCACCAGCGCGTCATTGGTATTAACGAAAGTCGCGGTTCCCCGCGTGTCGCAGTGCCCGTCCGTATCCATCAATCCCTGCAAAAGCGCGAGACGCTGTGCCTTTGAGCCACGCAGGTAAAGCGGTGGAATGTGTTTGTTCTTGATTAAACCAAGAGCCCTAAGCCGCGTCGAGAGGCCCTCGATGGTCCGATACTGCGCGTTTCGGTGCGGTGTTCTGTCTTTTCTCAAAGAGTCCGTTTTTTCAATCTCTCGCCACACATCGTCGTCACCGCAAGTGATTGCTCCGGTGGCCGATGTGCCGTCTCCAAGCCAACAGCCGAGAAGGTAGGGGGCGATGGGCAAACTGGCTTCAGGCAGCACAAGCGGGTCGTTCACTCGAACAGCTAAACGCTTGTCTGCCCTGTGGTCGTGCGCTGCAATTTCCTGTGTCTGAAGCAGAACGGTTTCACGGTATAGCCGCTTCGGCCCCGGCTTATTGTAGGCCATCGGTATGCGTTTGCGCGTTCGGCGCTCGATAGGCCAGAGATGTTCGCCGCCCGACTTGATTTTAAAGCCGTCGTCAAACTCAATTTCATAGCATTCGGCGTCAGTCACAATCTTGTTCAACGCCGATACCCTGCAAATGTCACCGTCGGGCCCGAATATTTCATCGCCCGGAATTAAATCGCCGTGTTTCTTCCAGCCGGTCGGCGTTGGTGTCGGTTCATCAAGCATTTGAAGCTTGTAGTGGTCCCTTGCCCATAGATCGATATAGCCGTCCGGGTTTGCCTGTATCTCTCGGCATCGATCGAACAACCAGTCCTGATTCATGTCGCGCCGGTGCAGCAGAACCGTCAGCAGGAAGAACAGATCATCGCGCCCAAGCCGCCGTTTCGCCTCATGGACGAAATCAACGGGGTCACGCCCCTCGCCCTCTGCCGTCCCGATATCGCCCTGTGTCTTGTCCGCCGCCAGGTTCAGAACCCGGCGGTAATACTCAATTGAGCTTTTGCGGGTCTGCTGGAGGATCAGGCGCGGGTGCATCAAATATCTCGTCGAGCGCTTTGTTCACTCGATCATGGTGGTTCACGTCAACCTCACCAGTCACGACATGCTCAACCTTCTTCGCGTGGTTAAACATGTTCAGGTGCTTGCCGAGGTCGACCAGGGCAGCACGCTTCTCGTAGAGTTTGAATTTGGCGCGGACTATCCCGCCGGTGCCGTCTTCTGCCATATCGCCCACAACACGTTCGACCGTTACCTCTGACACTGCCGCGAGTTGGTCACGGGTCAGCTTGCTTGGGTCGCCCTGTGCATCCATGAAATCCCCGATGTTCGAGAACCCGATTTTTGCGAGCTCGGCGACGATGCGCTCCGGCGTAATCTCATTGTTGCGGGCTATTTGAGCCTGCAGCTTGGCAATGGCCGCCATGATTTTAGGTTTCTTGAGGTTCTCAGCACCGATGGCACCGGGCGTCTTGATGCTGTACCCGGCACGTATAGCCGCCTGTGTGGCGTTCAGGTCTACTACGTACTCTATAGCGAACTTTGCTTGTTTGGGTGTGAGGCCTTCAGCGTTAAGAGGCACGGGCGAACGGCGCGGGCAATTTGGGTTCGGCCCGCCATGAGATAGTCCAGTGGGGGTCTATGTTGATGCCCGAGACCTTGTAGGTGCCGCTGCGGTTCTGGCTGGCTATGTGCTTGTTGTCCCGGATGTCAGAGGCGTGGTGCTCCAAAATTTCCGCAATGGCTGTCGCCATATCCACATCTTCCGGCAAATCGCCTTCGAATGAAATGTATACAGCGCGCTTCATGCTTCGCTGGCCATTTCATCATCATCGACGCGATTTGTGCCGCACTTGCAGTCCACGATATCAACGGAACAGACTTCGCAGGACATTGAGGGATCAGGGGCGGCGTCTACCCAGTCGGTCGCGAGCATATCAGTCTGTGAGGCGAGCCAGGGGACAACGTAGCCCTGAGCCGTCTTCATATCGATGTGCTCGTGATATTCGATCGACGTGCCCTCCGGGTAGATTCCGAGCAGTGGGGCCCGGTTCACTTCGAAGGTGGATCCGGGGACGTGGAACAGGAACATGCCCCGGCCGTTCCAGCCTGTGCGGGCGACTTTCAGCCCGCGTCGCATCTGGGCCAATGCCCATCCAAAATCGTTCATCTGGCGTTCCTCCATGAGACGAAAGGTCATGGCGCCGTGACCTTTCGGCATAAGAAACGCCGCCACGGAAGGGTATCCGGGCGGCGTTGTAGAAGTATGACCCTTTGGTACTACATATTGGGACAGGCGGCAAGCGTTTAATATATGTGGTGTCTCGCTCTATGTGAAGTTCGGCTCGGCTGATTGCCATAATGCGCTGAATGTCCTGGGGGCGGACCTCCAGTTCGTCGGCGTAATTATCAAATAGATTCAGGAGTTCCGTCAGGACCAGCATTCTGGTCTCTGCGGTAAATTGGGCGTCGATGTCCAAGGGGGCCTTCGGAGTGGGTTGTTGAAACAATTAGCAACATATGGCCCGAGAGGGATTAAGAATTTGGCACGAAACCAGAATTGGCGGAATACCGCCGTTTCCCCGATGGACCCAATTAGGTGACGGGGGATTTAACAGGGGATTTCCCGTTTTCCAATTTTGCTAAGGTGTTGAAATTGTTGGTCGGAGTGAGAGGATTCGAACCTCCGGCCCCTGCCTCCCGAAGACACGGTTCGGCCCTTTGTTCACTGCCCGTTCTTGACATATTCCGCTTTTGTTGACGTTTGCTGACAGTTCATAACCGGGGTTACGGGGGATTAACAGGGGATTTTTCAATCTGTCCCTACTTCGCGCCGACACGCCCCTGATACGGCAGGGGTAAAGACGACCAATCGAATTCATCTTTGAACGCGCCGCACAGATGGGCGCGTTCTGTAATGATGTGGCCAGCGCACAACGCCAATGTGACGTTCTCAAATCCCAACATGCTGGCCCGCTCGTGCCCCGACACTGGCGGCGACTTCGCGCAGTCTCCGACAAGGGAACTGATCGAACGCCAGTGGTCGCAACCGGCGCAGCACGGGCCATTTCGCCAGTAAAACGTGTCGATGTTCTCTTGTATGGCGGATTCGATCTTCATAATGCACCTACGATTTCTATCTAAATGCCCCGGCTAACGGACCAATTCAGAATGTCGTATTCCGCACTTGCCCGCAAACTTTTCGGATGCCAGATCGCCTTTTTGGACTTCGCTGCGTATCGATCGCGCCGTCAGCCGCAGACTGCCGGACGGGTCCAGCAATTTGGCTACATGCTCGTATGAGTACAGCGGGTCGATAGGCGGCAGGTCAGACATTTTCCATACTCCGTTTCATCATGCGTCTGGTTTGTGCGGGCTCAGGTCCATTTCCGCTGACCGGAAACGGCGGCGTCCTCGAATCCACCGCCGGCGGCGGCGAACGCCAGGTCAGCGGCGTTTTTCTTCGGAAGCGGGAGCGTCTCGGGCGTTGGTTTAGGTTCCGGCTCCATGAATACGGGTGCGAGCGTGATGACCGCCGCGCCGCCTACAGCCTTCCAATCGCATGTAACGGAGGCAACCTTGTGATAGGGCAGTTCCTTCGGGATGCGGTTCGTTTTAACGACCAGGGTGCTGGCGCCGGACTCTGACAATTTGAATCCGTCATCGTCTTTTCGCAATCGGACCTGCCCAAGATGATCACCCGCTCCAAAGGCGATCGCCAGTTTTTCACCCGCAGAGAACCGGAGATCCGCCGCGGCAATCTCACCTATAGATATTACCAGCGTGCAGGATTCCCCCGCAGTGTTTATGCCCACCCGGATCCCGTTTGGGTTTCTCCGGCGTGACGTCTTCGGTATTTCAGCCCATGTCATTGTTTCATTTCGTCGCGCCATGCCGTCAGGCCAGTGATCGACCGCCTGTGAGGCCTCTCGCACGACGGCATCAAGCCCTGCTGTCTGGCCCGGTCCGATAATAATATCCTGCACCGACATATGCCGCGCTCCGACATCGCGGTCCTCGCTCGGATTTTTGTAACCGGGGAGAAATTGAACCCCGACCGTTGGCACGATTGCCGGACGCCAGACCATGCCGCAGTGCTGGCAGGCGTGAGTGTGGTGTTCCTTGTCGGCGAACTCGCCTTCATCGATATGCCGACAGGTACAGGCCGGGCATGTCAGGATCATGGGTATTGGTTCGTCTGCCATTCGTTTGGTCCCTCCCTAGAT